ATAGACGAATACATACGCTTTAAGCAAGGCAATTTTAATTTGGTTATAGGACACGCAAATGTAGGTAAGACTACCGTTATATGTTACCTATTGACGTTGTGGGCGGTGTACCATAAGCTAAAGTTTGTTATATGGTCTAGTGAGAACACACCACAAAGTATTGTGCGTAAGATAATAGAGTTTAAAATGGGCAAACCTATACACACGGCAGACAAAGACGAGATAAACAAATCAATAGATTGGTGCAACCAGTATTTTAAAATAATAGATGTAGAGGATTTATATACCTACAAGGAACTATTGAAGGAAGTAAATTCAATTAAAGAGGTTTGGGATTATCAAGGCTTAGTTATAGACCCTTACAATTCATTATCTAAAGACCCACAACTACTGCGAACGGTTGGCGGTCACGAATACGATTATCAAGTGGCAAGTGAACTACGGTTGTTTGCTAAAAAGAAGAACGTAACAGTATTCTTAAATGCTCACGGTGTAACAGAGGCAATGCGTAGAACACATATAAAAGGACACGAATACGAAAACCTTCCTCAACCGTTAGGACTAGCAAGTGTAGAAGGAGGGGGTAAATGGGGAAACCGTGCAGACGATGTACTATGTATCCACCGTTATACTGGTTCTCCTACCGATTGGATGTATTCACACCTTCACGTTTTAAAGGTAAAGGAAACTGAAACTGGTGGCAGATGCACACCTTACGAAGAAGCTATAAGATTAAGAATGAGTAAGAACAATGTAGGATTTGAGTTCTTAGGAAAAGACATCTTGCACAGTAAAAAAAGCGAACTAAAAGATATATTATTTTGACATTTATTTTAGCACTTTGTATGATAGGGTTGACCTCTATTGTTATAGGATTGTACAACAAAGCAGAGTTTATTTTTTCTCCCATTTTAGGAGGGATGATTGGTGCGCTTTATTCGTATTCTGATTATGAGGATGGCAGGGAACACACCTTACAGGTATGTTTATTTTTATTAAGTATTACAATAGTATGGATGGAGCCAAGTGGCTTGAAGTAGTAGCAGAACAACACGATACTTGGATTGGTATTGTGAATGGTTTTGGGGAGTACAATTACGCAGAGGATATTGTGCAGGAGTCTTATATTGCCCTAACTAAATATGCTGACCCAAATAAAATAATTAAAGACGGCAAGGTTAGTCGTGGCTATATGTTTTTTACTTTACGGAGCTTGTATTATCAGTACTATAACAAAAAGAAAAAGGTTCAAAAGATTAGCATTGACAACGATGAGGTTTTTTTACAAATACCGCATACAGACAATATGGAAGAACAAGAAGCGTTCCATAAGATTTGTCTGCTTGTTGATGACGTTGCGGATAAATGGACTTGGTATGACAAAAAGATGTGGAAGTTATATAGTCAAACCGATATGAGTATTAGAAAACTGGCGGCTGAAACCACAATAAGTTGGGTAAGTATATTTAATACATTAAAAAACTTAAAGCAAGATTTGAAAGATAAACTACAAGAAGATTACATTGATTTAAAAAACGAAGATTATGAGCGAATTTAAGGGTGATAAAAGGAGTAAGGAGTATCGTGAGTGGAAAGAGAAACACGCTGCTGCAAGTCAAGGTGTGGGTGATACAGTAGAGAAGATTACAACCGCAACTGGAATCAAGAAAGCGGTGAAGTTTTTGGCAGGCGAAGATTGTGGCTGCGATGAACGAAAGGAGAAACTAAATGCTTTGTATTCCTACCACAAGCCTAACTGCCTATTAGAAGAAGAATACAACTATTTAAAGCCAAGAGTAGGCAAACTAAACACCGTACAACCCGATGAGCAAAAGAAGCTATTAGAGATATACAATAGGGTATTTAACGACAAAGCAGTACTGACTAATTGTGGAAGTTGCTTCTTAAATAATGTATGGAGTAAACTAGAGAACTTATTTAAAACATATTCGTGAAAGAGGAAGAACTATTTCAGTACCTAGTTAAATGTTGTTACCCTGATTTGGTCAAGGCAAAAAGTAGATTGAGTAGGTGGGATTGTTATTCTCCAAATACATCGCATAGAATAGAACTTAAGTGCAGAAAAGAGCATTGGGATTCTTTAATTCTTGAACGTAAAAAGTATGATGCTATGATTGAGAAATGCAATGATAATTTAGATGTACCAATGTATATATGCTCTACTCCTGAAGGTATTTTTAAATACAACCTTTTTTTAATAAAACCTGTTTGGGTTTCAAAACCAATGAAAAAAACTACTTACTTTGCAAATAACAACAGGGTAGAAAAAGAAGTTGCATTATTACCCGTGATAGACGCTGAAATATTATGAACAAAGTAAACTTATTAAAGAGCATTGACTATATGGCAAACTTCCAACTGGTATCCGATACGGTGCTTGATTGGAAAAAGAAAAAGGATATGCCAATACTAAACAAGATGGCAATGGCATTGTCTGAATGTTACCTATATACAAACGATTTAGAACGGCAGGAATGGTATTGGAGCAAATCAATAGAAGAATACCGTGAGGACAAGCTAAGGGCATTAGAACGCGCTAGAAAAGCCGAGCAGAAGGTACAAGAACTAGAGAAACAACTAGAACACTACAAACGAGTATTAGGATGAGCGATTTACTATGTGGCTACATAGCGTTTAGAATAATAGAGTGGGTAATAACTAATACAATATAATATGGATGACTATTGGACAACGGATAGCACAAACGACAAGCGTGACCCTATTGTACAAAAGGTAGTTCAGAAGTTCCAAGAGCGTTCCGCAATAGGAATAGAGAAGTATGGCACAACACTACACGACAACCCCGATGGGTTTTACACGTTCTTGAATCACTTACAAGAGGAACTAATGGATGCTACTTTATATATTGAGAAACTAAAACAACAAAAATGAAAGAAACAACCCTGCATCAAATGAAGCACGACATCAAATTACTACAACAAGCAGTAATGGTTGCATTGCATCGTATAGAAAAATTAGAAGAAAAAGAAGAAGAATAGTTGTTGGTTAATAAAATGTTTACTACATTTGAAAAAACAAAACAATTATGGAGAACATTATTTACTACGATGCCGACTGGTATTACAACGAGATGTCAGACCTAGAACTGTTACAAGCAGGACTTGACCAAAACCACCTACAAGGTTACAGAACAAAATGCCTTGAGGTATGGTTTGCAAGAAAAGAATCACAAACAGAACAAACACAATTATGATAACACTATTAAACAATGAGCATTGGGGAGAGGATGAGATTCTAACTCAAATGTACGATGACGAATTTTACTACGGACACTTAGGTAAACACGCATTAAGTAGCAGTAGTTTAAAAATGATTCTAAAGAGTCCTAAGACTTACAGAAACGTTACCAAATACGGTGACCCTAATTCAGACAGTCCTGCACTAGCACAAGGTAAGCTAGTCCATTGGATGATATTAGAACCGCACAAGGTAGATGAACTACACTTTGTAGAAGCATCCACTAAAGCCACAAAGATATACAAGGAAGCAAAGGCTAAACACGGTGAAGTATTCCTAGCTAAAGAAAAGTCAGCAGCAGAACGTATAGCAGATGCCGTGCTAAGAAACGAAGCAGCAATTAAATTACTAAACAAGTCAGACTTTGAAGTACCTGCAATAGCAATGATGGATGGACTACCGTTTAGAGGGAAGGCAGATATTATACAAGGGGAAACTATTATAGACCTAAAGACCTCTGCTGATTTATCAGGGTTTAGATGGAGTGCAGACAAATACGGTTACGACTTACAAGCCTATATGTATATGCGTATGTTTCCAAATGTAACAGACTTTAAATTCTTAGTGATTGACAAAGCCAGTACCGACATTGGTATATTTGAAACAAGCGATGAATTTATAGCAAGAGGTGAACAGAAATACTACCAAGCAATAGAGAACTACAAATACTTCTTTGAGCAGGAAAACGACCTAGACCAATATGTAATGAGAGGAATACTATAAGAACAACAATTAAAACAATTATTATGAACACAACACAAATTAAAATTGGCAAAAGCGAAATAGTAAACATTGACAAACTAAACCCATCTGACATAAACAGAGCAATAGATGAAAACCACGTTAGGAGGTTCACACACAAACTAAACCAATTCGGTTGGTTGGATGCTATAAAGGTGGATAATCAATATAACATATTAGAAGGACACCACAGATACTACGCAGCAAAAAAAATGGGACTTGAAGAAGTGCCCGTCTATAAAGTTTGGTGGTACGACAATCTAACAGAGATGGAAAGACTAGCAGTAATATTGCAATACAACGCTAGTAACTTAAAATGGACAAATGAGGACTACTTAGAGAAGTATTCTTTATTAGACCAAAGCTACGCCAAAGCCTTTGTGAAGTATAATAAGTACAAGAGCAATCTTTCTACTGGAACTATATTAAACCTTTATTTAACTGGTTCAATAAAATCGTTTAGAAATGGCGAAAGTATATATAGAAGTGGTGAGATGTCTGATATGTTAGCCGCTAACCTTTCAACTTTAGTAGATAAGTACACTAAGAAAAAAGCACAAGCATACTGCCTTAGAGAGATAGTTAAAGTCTGCCAAGCTAGTAAAAGCATATTAGCTACAAAATACATACTAAAAAGATATGAGGATATGTTAGAGAACAATCACGCTAAACTAACTTCTATATCAGATTTTAGACCACATATAAACGATGTTTTATCTGAATATTTAGTAGTATCAAATGATTAATTTATACAACCAAGACTGTATGGAAGCAATGGCAGGGTTTGACGATAACCAGTTTGACCTTGCTATTGTTGACCCTCCTTACAGAGATGACAATCAACCAATATTTGAAATGCGTAAAAATGGTTCAATGAACACAATAAAAGGTCGCCCAAAAAAAGAATATTGGAATCAACTTGTTCGTGTTAGTAAAAATCAAATTATTTGGGGTGCTAATAATTTTAAACTACCACAATGGAAAGGTTTTGTTGTTTGGAATAAAAAAATTACTGGTGTGAAAGGAAAATATTCTGAATGTGAGATTGCTTCATTAAGCGAAGGTATTTCAACAACATCTTTTTTATTTGAATATTCAATACAAAATGTTTCTGAAACAAAAATACATCCAACACAAAAACCAGTAAAGTTATATGAATGGTTACTTATGAACTACGCTAAAGAAGGAGATAAAATATTAGACACCCACTTGGGTAGTGGTTCAATCGCAATAGCTTGTCACAATTTAGAATACGATTTAGAAGGATATGAATTAGACAAAGACTATTACGAAGCAGCTACTAAGAGATTAAAACAACACCAATCACAAATAAGGATGTTTTGAATAAAGATATAGTACAAGAATTTTATTACCTTGCCTTAGCTGATTTAGCACAAGGAGCAGCAATAGAAGAACTAGAAGCTGCAATAGCATACTACGAAGAGGTAGAGGACTACGAAGCGTGTGCAGGGATTCTTAAAGCTATTGAAGAAGCAAAATACGATACAATACAAACAATTAAAAAACGATTAGATGACATTAGAACTTATCAAAGAAACAGTAGAAAGAATGACGGAACAGAAGATTGACCGTCAATGTAGAGATAGAGAAGTAGTATATGCACGAGCAATGTATTTTAAACTAGCAAAGCAGTACACGAACTATCCACTAAACAAAATAGGTAAAATAGTAAACAGACATCACGCTTCTGTAATACACGGAATAAAACTATTTGACGATGTAATAGCTAAGTACGAAACAGACTACTATCAGATATACGATAGGATAACGCTAAACCTAAAGAAACGTCAACTGGGTTCTTTACTAAACCCTGCATTGTACTACCGTGAAAAATACGCTAGGACATTACTAGAACTTAGAAAGGAACGACACAAGTCAATGGATTTAAAAGAACAGTTGATTAACAACTTGATTTAGTGATTACAGTAAATAGTTTATCGGGAGGTAAAACCTCATCATATATAGCCGCAAACTATCCTGCGGACTACGATGTATTTGCTTTAGTAAGAATTGAACACGAAGCATCAAAGTTTCCTGACAAGAAGATAAGGCAAGAAGTAGAGGACAGAATACAAGCACCATTTATTGCTACCGCAGAGGATGATATGATTATCTACACAATGCTAGACTTAGAGCAGTACATAGGTAGAAAAATAACTTGGGTAACTGGAAAGACGTTTGATGAAATAATAATAAGAGGTGACAAGAAATATCTTCCAAACGTAACACAACGATTTTGTACAACTGAAATGAAGTTGAACCCGATATTTGATTGGTGGCGAAATAATGTAAAAGAACCAATAGAAACTAGAATAGGTTATAGAGCCAATGAGATGAAGAGAGCAAAGACAATGTTATCTAAAATTAACAAAGATGGTCTTTTAGAAATGAAAGCAATCGTTGGTAAAACAAAAACTGGAACTCAAAATAAGTGGGCAGATATTGCTTGGCAAAAGCCAGTATTCCCTTTGATTGATGCAAACATATATAAAGACAATGTAGAAACATATTGGAAGGACAAACCAGTTAGGTTTGCTTATATGAATAATTGCATTGGATGTTTTCATAGGAACGAAGTATTATTAAAATTGATGTCAGAAAAACACCCTAGCAAATTTGAATGGTTTATAGAAGCTGAAAGCGAAACTGGTCATAACGTAAGAACATTTAAGAATGGAGTAACGTATAATCAAATTAAAAATAGCTTAAAGCAAGTGAACTTGTTTGATGATGACTTTAATGAATGTGATTCGGGATATTGTGGTATTTAACAACTTAATATAAATTTTATTGTTATAGTAGAATCATTAATGTTTTTTTTTGATTATGGACAAGAGAAAGTTTAACGGTGGCAACAAAAATGCAGGTAGAAAACCTAAAGCAGAAGAGGTTGCGCTTATAGAGAAGCTGACTCCATTAGAGCCATTAGCATTTGAAGCATTGATGAAAGGGTTGGAGAAGGGCGATTTTAAATACGTTCAACTGTTCTACAACTATTACGCAGGTAAGCCAAGAGAAACAAAAGACATTACCATCAACGAGGACTTACCGTTGTTTGTGGATTAGGGATAACTAAAACCCTACTCTGCAATTATAATGCAGGTAAAAAAAACAAAAGCACTTACAACATTACGCACCCTTAGCAATAGAATCAAAATTGTTAGGGGTGGTACTTCGGCAGGGAAAACTATCTGCATCCTGCTTATACTTATTGATTATGCAATAAGAAACGAAGGCAAGGAGATTAGTGTAGTAAGTGAATCAATCCCACATCTGCGTAGAGGTGCTTTAAAGGACTTCTTAGGCATCTTGAAGGGACTTAATAGGTACAAGGACTCCCAGTTCAATAAGAGTACCTTAAAATACATATTTACCAATGGAAGTTATATTGAATTTTTTTCAACTGATATGCCTGATAAACTGCGCGGTGCGCGTAGGACTGATTTGTATATTAACGAGTGCAACAATATTCCTTTTGATGCGTATCAACAGTTGGTGGTACGAACAAGTGGAGAGATATGGTTAGACTATAACCCATCTGCATTGTTTTGGGTTGACAAGGAACTAATAGGCAAACCCGATACAGACTTTGTAACACTTACATACAAGGACAACGATGCACTACCCACCACAATAGTACACGAGATAGAAAAGGCAAGGGACAAAGCTAAGACCTCAACGTATTGGTCAAACTGGTGGCGAGTATATGGACTAGGGGAAATAGGAAGCCTAGAGGGTGTATGTATTCCCGACTGGAGAGAGATAGACACAGTGCCACAAGAAGCAAGGTTACTATCGTATGGTGTTGATTTTGGTTGGGTCGATGCAACAGTAATTATAGGTTGTTATAAATGGAACGATGCCTATATATTTGATGAGGTATATTATAAATCAAGCACTACATTAAGGGATTTGTCTTTGTTCTTGCGACACAACAATATTACAGAAACCCTGATTGCTGATTCAGCAGAGCCAAAGAGTATAGAAACTTTGCGTAGAGATGGACATAACATTTACCCTTGTACAAAGGGTAGAGATAGCGTAAACTTTGGTATAAACCTTATAAACCAAAACGAGATATATGTAACATCAAGAAGCAGGAATATGAAGCGAGAACTACAAGGGTATGTATGGGCAAAAGATAAAGAAGGGAACACACTTAATAAACCAACTGGAGAACATCCTGATTGCATTGATGCTGCTCGATACGTTTTAACCGACCAATTAGAAAACCCTAATAAGGGGCAGTATTTTGTTTATTAGTTGTTAATTAAAAAAAAGGTTGTATATTTACAGAGTAAAACAAAAACAACTAAAACAAAACACAATGAGATTTATACCAAAAAAAGTAGAAGGAAAGACACCAAAGCAAGTCGCTTTAACACACAGAAATAATCTCTTTGCTATTAAAGAGGCTAAAAAAGTATTTGATGAGCGTTTAATTGCTGGAGAGGCTGAATCGGATGAATTTCCCAAGCGCTGGACTAGTGACATTGACGAGAGAATCTCAGCCGTAATTGAGTTCATTCACGAGGAGGGAATGAGAGAAATAGATGCGCTTCTTGATAAAATGGTTGAAAAAGGAATAGTTTAATTTAATCACAAAAATGGGACAATATTTTGTTTATTAGTTGTTAATTAAAAAAAAAGCTATATATTAGCACTATAAAACAATAACAATTAAAACAAAACACAATGACAAACTTAGAAAAAGAAGTACTAACTATCATCTCTTGGGGAGATGACTACGAGAATACACCCACAGAGTGCTTTGATAGCATTATGGATAGTTTTAAAGGTAGTAAAGACCAGCTCAAAGGGGTTATAGGTTCTTTAGAGAAGAAGGAACTAATT